CTTCTTTACCTCAGACACTGGCGAAGATGCACCAGCCGACGATTACGACAACACTGTCCCGATCATCGATGCTGAACCTGGCACATTCCACCAGTTGCCAAACGGCGTTGACTTTAAGCCGTTCGACCCGTCGCACCCAGCAACTGCCTTTTCTGATTTTCAGAAGGGCATCATTCGTGGCATCGCATCCGGCCTTGGTGTTTCCTACGCTGCTTTGTCAAACGATCTGGAGGGAACATCCTACAGTTCAATCCGCCAAGGCGCATTGGAAGAGCGCGACTCTTACAAGATGATGCAGCAGTTCCTAATGGAGCATTTTGTCATCCCTGCTTACAACACTTGGCTGCTACACGTTATGGAGTTTGGTTTGATACCAATTCCGGCATCACGCTTTGACAAGTTCTCTTCTGCTTCAAGTTTCCGCGCCCGTGGTTGGCAGTGGGTCGATCCTCAGAAGGAAATCAACGCAGCAGTCACTGCCATGCACAATGGTGTTATGTCGATGCAAGATGTTGCTGGTCAATATGGCCGTGATGTTGAAGAAACATTTAGCCAGTGGCAGCGTGACAAAGAAATGGCGGATGCCTTTGGCCTTAAACTGTCATTCTTCCCGTTTGGAGCTAACGAGGCTACTAAAGGTGTAGACGAAGAAGAACCGACTGTTTGATTATTGCGTAATTTGGTGTTATTGTTTCACCGAAACGCTTTTTGGAGCAATTTATGTCAGAAGTTGAAGAACGCGCAGCACCCGACGCATTGAGCGTAGGTGATTATGTTCAGTGGGACAGTTCCGGCGGCATGGCCCGTGGGGAAATTGAACGCATTGTTCGTGACGGAACCCTTGAAATCCCAGACAGCGATTTTACAATCAACGCAACTGAAGAAGACCCAGCGGCACTTATCTGCATTTACCGTAATGGAGAAAAAACAGATACTTTAGTTGGTCATAGGTTTTCAACATTGACCAAGATTGCAAAGCCAGAAGTTGAAGAAGACCGTTCTGCCCCTGTAGAAGTGCTTCACCGCGCTATGCATATGCAACCAAAGGCGATCTCAGAAGAGAAGCGCACTGTTGAGATTGCCGTGTCTTCTGAACTTGCGGTTGACCGTTCGTTTGGTCGTGAAATACTGGTCCACGAAAGCCAAGCCATTGATATGGGCTTTGTCGCTTCGGGCCGTGCGCCACTGCTTCTGGACCATGATCCAGAAAAGCAGATTGGCGTTATTGAATCCGTAGAACTTTCTGAGGACCGTGTTCTTCGAGCCAAAGTCAGGTTCGGGCGCTCGGCACTTGCTCAGGAAGTTTTTCAGGACGTTGTCGATGGTATCCGGTCGAATGTTTCGGTGGGCTATCGCGTCAACAAAATGGAGCGATCCACGACGAATAAGGACGAGTACCTTGTTCGCTCTTGGTCGCCCCTTGAGGTATCTGTCGTTTCTATTCCTGCTGACCCGTCAGTTGGCGTGGGTCGTAGCGCGGCTGCTCTCGAACCCCAACCTAAAGTTGAACCATCTATCAAAAAGGAAGTCAAAATGACTGACGAAGTAAATATGGATGCGGTTCGGGCTGAAGCTGCTGAAGCTGCTGCCAAGAACGCATCTGCAATCATCGAACTCGCCGCCCGTCACAACAAGCGTGATCTTGGCGACGCCGCCCTCCGTTCGGGCAAGAGCATTGAACAGTTCCGTGGTGAACTGCTTGAAGCAATTGGTTCGGACACGCCACTTGTAAATGAAAACATTGGCCTGACGAAAAAAGAAATTCGTCAGTTCTCGGTTGTTCGTGCAATTGCTGCTCTCGCAAACCCAAGTGATCGTCGCCTTCGCGAAGCCGCTGCATTCGAGTTTGAAGTCTCGGAAGCTGCTGCACAGCGTTATGGCCGTGGCTCACAGGGCGTTATGCTCCCAACCGACATTCTCGGCGTTTGGAAGCGTGACTTGAATACCAGCGATGACAACGAACTTGTTGCAACAAATCTGCTTGCTAACGAGTTTATTGACGTTCTTCGTAACGCATCGTCGGTAATGCAAGCTGGTGCGCGTATGCTCCCAGGTCTGCAAGGCAACGTAGCAATCCCTAAAAAGACTGCCGCTGCTTCGTCGGGCTGGATCAGCACAGAAGGTGGCGCTTCCAGTGAATCTGAAGCAACTTTTGGCACAGTGTCGATGGCTCCAAAGAACATTGGCGCATTCACCGACATGACCCGTCAGTTGATCCTTCAATCGACTCCTGCCATTGAGCAGTTGGTCCGCGACGATTTGACACAGGCCCTGGCCTTGGCAATCGACAAGGGCGCACTTGAAGGTTCTGGCTCGTCCGGTCAGCCAACTGGTATCTTGAACACTTCCGGTGTTAACAAGCCAACCAACTTTGCTGCTGCTGTTCCAACCTTTGCTGAAATGGTTGCAATGGAAACTGCTGTTGCAGAAGACAATGCACTGTTCGGTAACTTGTCCTACATCACAGACGCAGCCACTTATGGCGGTTTGAAGACGAAGACCAAGGACACTGGTTCGGGCATGTTCGTCCTTGAAGGCGGTCAAGCTAACGGTTACAACGTAATCCGTACCCAACAGGCAACTGCTGGTAACGTTTACTTTGGTAACTTTGCTGACTGCTTGATCGGCATGTGGGGTGGCCTCGACCTAACGGTTGATCCATACACCGCATCGACAAGCGGAACTGTTCGTGTTGTTGCGCTTCAAACTGTTGACGTTGCAGTTCGTCACGCAGTGTCGTTCGCATACAACAACGACGGCGTATAAGTAATGTTGGGGACTGGGATTTGGAAGTCATCTCGGTCCCCAACTTCTTTGGAGAATAACATGCAATACAAATGCATTCGTGGCGTAGTAACATCGCAAGGCCCTCTTAATGAGGGTGACGTTGCTACCCTTCCGCATGGCGAGGCTCTAGTGCTTATCGCTGACAAGAAGATTGAAATCTTTGAGGCTGTGCGCGTAGCTGAAGCACCAAAGGTCGAGCATCGTGATCCTGTAATCAAGCGCAGTCCTAAGAATGGCCGTTGAATCTGCCGCTGATATTCTCGATTTCTTTGAACTCGACGATTTTGCAGATACTGCCACTTACACACCAGTAGGTGGCAGTGCTGTTTCTGTGAACGGTATCTTTGATGCTCCACAGGCCAGCCGTGGTGCTACAGACTTGATGGACATTACAATCCCATCTCCACAGTTTGTTTGCCGTACTGCTGATGTGCCTTCGGCTGCTGACGGGGATGAAATTATTATACGCTCTGTGTCTTATAACGTGCGAGTTGTTTTAACTGATGGAACTGGCGTAAGTACCCTTATTCTCGAAAAGGTGTAACATGAGCCACGTTCGGCAACAGATCAGAGACTATGCTGCCGACCTGTTGGTTAAATTTATCTATGACAGGTTTCAAATTGTAATATTAAATCGTTTTGGTATCGGTCTTAAAGAGAGGCAAACTCTCCAAGTGCTTAATACAGGAACATTGTACAAGTTTCGTAAGTATGCTCTTGATGATGACCAGCTTCCGGCATTAATTGTATATACAACAAATGATGTAACCAACCTTGCCACTATGGGTAGCCGCACCTTATCGCATAACCTTGAACTAAGGGTTGATGTAATAAACAAAGGGTCAAGTGTTAACATATTTGAGAACATAGAAAGTTTCTGCGCAGAGTTGAACAGCGCAATTGAAGCCGACTACAGTTTTAATGGTCTTGTCAAAAGCTGTATTCTGACGCAATCAGATTTTAGCGTTAACACAACTGGCGAAAAAGCAATTGGCACTGGCAAGATGATCTTTGAAGTTAGGTACATGACCGCCATCAATAACTGCCAGGTGTCTATCTAATGTCACACATCAATAATCAGATACGCGACCAAATCGCCACGATCATAGGCGCTTTAAATTTCTTTTCTGGGCGTGTCTATAAGATGCGATCCTATGCCTTAGATGATGCCAAACTGCCAGCGGCCATAATTTATACAAACAGCCAAAGCAGTTCTTTAGCGACCATAGGCACAAAAACATCTATGGGATCATTGCAAGTTTATGTTGAGATTTTTATTAAAGGATCAAGTTCGACAATTGTAAACGAAATAGATAATGCCTGTGTTTTGATTGAAGATGCAATTGGTTCTGATTTCCAGTTGTCAGGATTGGTTAAAAGTTGTATTCTTTCGCAGTCAGAAGTTGACATTAATGTTGAAGGCGAGAAGCCAGTTGCTAATGCACGGTTGTCTTACGCGGTTCAATATGTTACGTTGCTTTCTGATCTGGAGACACCGCGATGAAGATGGTCAAAGTTTATAACAAAACTGGCGATGAAATACTTGCTTGTGAGGTTGATCTGGCACACTATCAGTCTAAGGGCTGGGATGTAAAGAAGGCTGCAAAGCCAAAGGTTCAAGCAGAGAAAGTCGAGGAGTCTGAATAATGGCTACGCATACTGGCAGTGAAGGAACGCTCAAAGTTGGTGCGAACACCATCGCAGAGATTCGCTCCTACTCTTTAGAAGAAACCGCTGATACCGTCGAAGACTCAAGCATGGGTGATAGCTATCGCAGCTTTAAAACAACTCTGAAGGGCTGGTCTGGTTCCGTTGAAGTATTCTGGGATGAGACTGACACCTTGGGCCAAGGTGGTCTTGTGGTCGGCGCTCAGGCAACATTAAACGTATTCCCAGAAGGTGCGTCTGCTGGCGTATCTGAAAAGTACTACACCGGAACGGCAACTGTGACAGGCAAAACCATCACTGGCAGCTTTGACGGCATGGTGGAATCGACAATCACGCTTCAAGGCACTGGTGCTTTGACTGAAGCAACACTGGCGTAAGGATAAAACATGGCTACCCATACTGGTTCAGAAGGCACAGTTCGCGTTGGCTCGACCAACAACGTGCTTGAAATTCGTTCGTATTCGGTTGAGGAAACTGCCGATACCGTTGAAGATACATCCATGTCCGATAGCTATCGCACGTTTAAGACTACCTTGAAGGGTTGGTCTGGTTCGGTTGATGTGTTTTGGGACGAAACTGACACCACGGGTCAGGGCGCATTGATTCCTGGCGCTGAGGTAGCTATTCGCTTCTACCCAGAGGGTGCAACTTCCACTGACATTTATTACACAGGTCAAGCCATTGTAACGGGTAAGACTATCACAGGCAGCTTCGATGGTATGGTGGAGTCCACTATCACTGTTCAAGGAACAGGGGCTTTGACCAGCGCGGCTGTATAATTAAAAGGAATTAATATGAGTATTGCCAAGCGTATCGCAGAGCGGACATCGAATAAGCGTCACATAGACGTTCCAGAGTGGGGCGATGAAGGCAAGCCAGAGAAGGTCTATTATGGCCCTCTGCTTGCTGGTGAGTTAAACCGCATTCAGCGCAAGCACCCTAAGTTTTTAAGCGACACATCATTTGATGCAATGATTGATCTTATCGTCCTCAAGGCTGAGAACGGTCAAGGTGAAAAGCTGTTTACGCTTGAAGACAAAGCCTCTCTGATGCGTGAAGAAGTATCTGTAATTTCGACGGTTGCTGCTGCATTTATGAGCGGGGACAGTGTCGAGGAGCAGGAAAAAAACTAAGAAACGATCCGTTTAGGTATAATCTCCTTACCTTGGCGGATCGGCTCGGCAAAACCATTGCAGAGATTGAACAAATCTCAATTGAAGAGTATAATGAATGGGTCGCTTATTTTAACCTGAGCGAAGAAAGGCAAAAGCGTGGCCCAAGACCAAAAAATTGAGTTTCTGTTTGCCGCTCAAGTTTCTGGGCAGGAGCAGCTTAAAAAGCTGACTGACGCAGTTGACAGTCTTCGTAAGGAAATGAATGCGCTAAAAGATGCCAATGGCCCTCTTGCTGATGGCATGGGCAGAGTTGAAGGCGCAGCCAGAAAATCCGGACAAGGTCTTGACGCAGCCTCTAAGGCAATTCGTAATCACCGCCAAGGTGTGCAGCAAGCTGGTATGCAGCTTAATGACTTTGCAACTAGCGTTTCAACTGGAGCTAGTCCTCTACAAGCATTTAATCAGCAGATTGGTCAAATAGGCTACGCCATGTCCATGATGGGCGGGGTAGCTGGAAGAATTGGTGCATTTCTTGCTGGACCTTGGGGTGCGCTTGTCATTGGCGCTGCAATGGCTATTAGCTTTTTTATAGAAAAGCTATCAGATGGGGAAAAAGCTGCTGCTCAATTGGAAATTGCTTCATCTGCTTTGAGTTCAGGGCAGTCTGCTCTTGGCGACATGTTCGACATGACCAGTGGCAAGATAAAAAGTAATACACTTGAAACGCGCCTTAACACTCTGGCTAAGATTGAAAATCTAAAAGCAACAGCAGCGGAGCAAAAGGCTTCGCTAAGTTCATTGACCAACCAAATACAAAGGGTTGGTGTTTTAAACACCATAACAGACAAACTTGGATTAGTTGCGACTGGTTTTTACTCAGAGGGTTTGGGTTCGGCTGGCGGCTTCTTCCCTGGCCTTACAGGTGGCATGGATGAGATTGACAAAAATAGGGCTAGCCTTGTTAGGTTTTCAACTGACGTTGCCAAGACAATGGCAAACGCTGAAAAAGGCGTAGCTGGCGCTGATAAGGAATTTGAGAAACTTTTTAGAAGAGTTGAAAAGCTAGACCTTAGAGGGACTAGGTATAAAAAGACAGATTTGCAACAAGCCCTAATTAGTGGCGCAAGCGGCATGGCGCTGGAAGCGTTAATTCCAAAACTGGAGCAATCAGTTAATCAAGGTTCTGTTGCGGCAGGACTTTTAAAACCAGACAACAAAAGGCAACCAAAGCCAAAGGTTATTTCTGAGACTGAAAAATTGCGCGCTGAACAGCAACTAATTGTTGATCAGTTTGAAAAGGGTACTATATCCTTAGCTGAATTTGAAACTCAGCTTGAGCGCGTTACAAATAAGTACAAAGAGGCTCAAAATCCCGCGCAAAAATATTTAGAACAATTTAAAGAGGCAGATAAAGCTGCTCTTGATTTTACTAAATCTACACAGGAAATAGCTGATAAGTCGCTTCCTGATTACATTGTTCAAATTCGCAAAATAAATAAAGAGCATAAGTTTTTGCAAGATAACAATAGGGCTAGTGCTGAAACACAGGATGCGTTTAATAAGCGAATTACTGCTGCTTCAACTGGTCCATTTGAAGCTTTAATTAAGAAGTATGAAGGAATGAATTTAGGTCTTAGTGATTCTGAGGCCGACATGCTTGATGCGTCCAATCGTTTAAAAAAGTTAAAATCAGAGCCTGGTGCTGATGTTAATGCCGCTCAACAAGAGTTTGACAAACTAAGTAAAGCAATGGACGATGCAAAAATCAGAGAAAAGAATGAAGAAATAAAAAAATCATTTGAGGCAATTGGTACTGCTGTTTCCAACTCGTTTAAGGGAATGATAACTGGCGCAATGTCGTTTAAAGACGCCATGAAGAGCATTATTAGTTCGGTCATTGATGAACTGTTTAGGTTGTTTGTTGTCCAGCAGATTGTTGGCATTGTTAGTGGTGCGCTTGGCGGTTTGACGGGTGGCAAGGCTCCTGTAAAAGCCTTTGGTTCCAGCACTGCCAATTACTTACCAGGAGTTCCATTTAAGGCTTTTGGCGGCTCTGTAATGGGTAGCAAGCCATATATGGTAGGCGAACGCGGCCCAGAACTATTTGTTCCCGGCGGTAACGGCACAATCATTCCTAACGGTAACATGCGCGGTGGCGGAGGTGGAAGCAGCTTCAACATCAGCGTAGACGCCCGTGGCTCAAACGATCCAGCCGCTGTTCGCGCTCAGGTGCAGCAGGGCATCCTTGAGGCTGCTCCGGCAATTATCGCAGCGGCAGAGTCGCGGACAATTGCGGGTCTTCGTAGGCCACGCCTTGGTGGAGCAATGCAATAATGGCTACAATTACATATCCTTCAACCCCAAAAGCAAACGGCATGTCATGGCGGCTGATTATGCCATCTCAGACCAATGTGTCAGAGTGGACGGGTCGGCGTCAGACAATAGCCTCTGGTCGAGGTTGGTGGGAGTGCCAAATCGTTTTGCCTCCAATTGTAGGCACGACAAACGTTAATGCATGGCGCTCGTTTATAGCCAAGGCCCGTGGTCGTGCAAATGACTTTCAGATACCAGTTGACCCAACGGCGCAGTCGGCATCAGCATCAACACCGTTAGTAAATGGTGCATCGCAAACTGGACGCACACTAGCAACTGACGGCTGGCCTGTATCGACCACAGTTCTTGTCGCTGGTCAGTTTGTCACGATTAACAACCAACTTTTGCAATTGACTGCGAATGTAACGTCAAACGGATCGGGTGTAGCTACGCTTACTTTTGAACCACCAATTCGTACATCGCCCTCTGACAATGCGGCAATTGAGTACAAGAATCCATATTGCCTAATGTATTTTGTAGAGGAGCCAACGCTTTCAGTTGAGAACGGTTATGTGTATAGCCTCTCACTGAACTTACGGGAGTCCTTCTAATGGTTGATGGAACAACGCAAGCTGCGCTTGAAGCCACAGTAGTCAACTGGCGTGTTTTGGTTTACGCTGACTTTGTGGGCGATGTCCTACGCGGCACAAGCGGACTTTACGACAAGACAGTATCTGGATCAGGCGATTCTGAACTGGATGGCACTTACGATAGCTTTAGCCACGATTTGATTAATGTTTCGACTGTCAAGCACAACGAATCTGGTTCCGACACAGTGTCTATTTCCATGAGCGGCCTTGTGGTAAATAATGCCGACTTTTTGGCTATTATTGGCGACAAATCAAAGTGGCAGGGACGAATTGCGCGGCTTTGGTTTTATTGCGTTAATGAAAATGAAGGACAAGTCGGTTCCGTAATTCCATATTACACTGGCTACATGAATGAGGTTGGAATTTCTGGAAGTGCGGAAAGCCAAACAGTCACGCTGACAATAGAAAACTATTTAACAAGTATCGCTGGCGCACAGAATAAAACCTACCTTATTCAGAACATATTTGATGCTGGCGATCTAAGTGGTGAGGCGGCTGTTTCTGCTGCAAACGGCATGGCTGAAGCTGGAAGCTACCCTTATGGAGGAGGTGGTGGTTTTGGCTTTGACTTTAATATGGAAAATTATCGATGAGAATATTAACTTGGGAAGATGCATTATCCGAATACATTACTACCAAGCGGGATGAACCGTTTGAGTATGGTTTAAATGACTGTTGTCTTTTTGCAGCGGGGGCTGTTGATGCGATCACAGGGCAAGACCCTATGTCTGAGTTCCGTGGTCAATACGATAGCCTAAAAGGCAGTGTGAACGCTCTGAAGGAAATCGGCGCAGGGTCGCTTGAAGCAACCTTGGATGGTAAGTTTTCAGAAGTTGGTATAGGTCATGCGCAACGAGGTGACTTAGCCTTTGTCGATGGCTCTGTTGGCGTGGTTATGGGCGGCTTCGCTTATTTCGTTTCGGACGATGGCTTGGAGCGCATTGACCGATCCTTATGGGTCAAGTGCTGGAGTGTTGGACATGGGTAAGGCATTAAAAACTGTTGCAATAATTGCGGCTGCTGTTGCTGTTGCCTACTTTGCGCCACAGATTTCTGTTGCAATACTTGGCACTGCAACAACTGCGGCAGGGGCAGCAACCGCCGCCGCGTTAACCAGCACCATTGTGGGCATAGGCGCTTCAATTGCGCTTTCTACGGCATCAATGGCCTTGTTTGGACCTAAAATACCAAAGACCCAAATGTCTCGCCTAAATGTCAGCCTTGATCCATCTACGCCACGAAAGGTTGTGTTTGGCACAACAGCAATGCCTCTAGACCTTCGGTATCACGAATCCAGTGGCACAGACCAAGAATATGTAGATTATATTATTGCTCTAGCCGCACATAAAGTTACTGCAATATCTGAAATATGGTTTGAAGAGAAGCAAGCCTGGACAGCCAGCGGCGGTGTCACTGGAACATATTCTGGATACCTGACGGTCACAACGCGCACTGAAGGAACTTCTGGAAACTATATCTCTATCAATGGTGGCGGTAAGTGGGGATCAAGTCGCCGTTTAACAGGCTGTGCCTATTTGCATATTCGCATTAAGCGTACAGGCAACAGCAAGAAAGCTGAAAGTCCATTGGTTGGGGGGCTACCTAGCCGCGTCACAGTCATTGGTAACGGCGCTCTTCTTTACGATCCGCGCAAGGACAGTACTGTGACTGGTGGCTCTGGTTCGCACCGTGCGACAGATCAGGCTACTTGGGGCGCTTACACTGATGCAGACGATTGCGACAATCCTGTTCTGCAACTGCTTTGGTGGCTGCTCGGCTGGGAAATAAATAACAAACTATCTGTTGGCTGTGGTGTGCCGTACACTCGCATTGATATGCCTTCCTTTATAACAGCCGCAAACATCTGTGATGAGAACGTCACTCTGGCAATCGGTGGAACGCAGAAGCGTTATCGCACCAGCGGAACTGCGTCCGATTCGGATGACCGCATGGAAATCATTAACAATTTGCTGGCTTCAATGAACGGTACGCTCCGTGACAATGGCGGCAAGTTGACGGTTACGGCAATGAAAAATGACCTTGCTGATTATGTACTGACCTTCAATGAAGGCGACATGATTGGAGGCTTTGATTGGCAACAAACCCGTGGGCTGACTGAGAATTACAATATTGTCCGTGGCCGTTATGTTGATCCGTCAAACAACAGTCTTTATCAGATGGTGGATTATCCAGAAGTTGGTTTCGCATCACCTGATGGCATTGAGCGCGTCATGTCAATTGACCTTCCATACATTGAAGATGGTCGCAGAGCGCAGCGCGTTGCCAAGCAAATATTGCAGCGCAACCAGTATCGCGGAATGTTGTCCACCACTTTCAACGCCAAGGCATTGGGATGTCAGGTTGGGAATGTTGTTCGCGTTAGCCTTGAGGCACTAGGTTTCTCAAACAAATTATTTCGAGTTGTAAGCCAAGAGATTCGCTTTGACGGTCAAGTACCAATGGCACTGGTCGAAGAGAACGCTGCCATCTACACATGGGACACTAGCGATGTTGCGCCCATAACGCCGACTGCGCCAACGATCTATGATCCGTTAAACAGTCCGTTTATCCTTGGTATTGATGACGCAGGAACGACTGCGAATTACTCTGGCATTGTTGATGACAATGGCAATAAGCCAGATGACAACGCCACAAGAAACGTCAACAGGGGCGCTTGGTCTGGATCGTCGGTTGCATATATCATTGGCGACTTTGTGCAGCGCGATGGCTCAAGCTATTCTGCGATTGTAGCCCACACATCAACGGCTGGAAATGGTCCCCCAGGGGCAAACTGG